TCGTGGTGGTGCGGCAGGTCTTGTTAAAGCTGTCGAAGGTGTCTCTACATTAGCTGCTGCTCCCATTGAACTTTTACTTGATGACCCTGGTTATACAGATCGGGTGCGTGCGTTCTATGAAAATATTACGCCGAAGGTCTATACCCAAGGCGGTCAATTTGCCAAGTTGATCACGCAATTTGCTGTTCCAGGGACAGCGGCTGCTAAAATTGCTAAAGCTAAAAATTTAGGAGACACGGCTCAAGTTGCTGCATTGATGGGTGCAGATTTTGCTGTGGCCACACAGGATGTAGAGTCTTTCTTGGGAGATTTCTTCGACATTGAGCCGATGAAGGCCACTAAAACTGAAGACCTTGAAGGTATTGAGAAAGCTACAGCAGAACTTGGTAATCGATTGAAGGTAGCTGGTGAAGGCGCTGCATTGATTCTTGGAATTCCTCAGTTGCTTAAAGGTATAGGCAAAGGGGGTGTGTATGCCATGGATAGGGCGGCAACTTCTAAGACGATGCAGAAGATTTCTGATTCTCAAGCGGCTCAATACATTCGTGAAACTGACTCGCCTCTCAAATTTTTAAATCGTCCTGAAGATTTAGAAAGTCCCAGCATGCTTAGGCGAGCTATTCAAAGAGCGAATAATCAACGCAAGAAATGGTTTACGTTTCAGGGAGAAATGCCTTTCAGGGAACTGGCAGATATCAAAGCCACGCAAGTTGCTGCAGCTAATGCTGTTGATAACTTAATGGGCAAACAGTTCGATCAAATTGACCGTGGCTTTAGGATCTTGGCAAAGTCAGGTGCTCTCAACAAGGGTCTTCAGGATGATGCAATTGAAGCGCTGAACAACAGTCTTTTTAAGGAAGATCCAGGGAATTCGATAGCTGCACTAAAAAAGTTGGATGAAAAAATTGGGGATTTGGCTGCAGGTCGTGTCTCTCTTGCAGGCACTAAACACGTCAAGTTAGCTGAGGCTTCTCAAAACATACGCAAATTAATTGACGAGCAATCCAAGCTTCTAACGAGTGGTGAGCGAGGTATTTTAAACCCAGAGTTGCATACACAATTGATTGAACAGATTAATAATCAACGACAGTACTATGGCACACGCGCTTATCGCATGCTGCATGATGTTGATTACAAACCACCCCCTAAAAGTTTTGATAACGCTAAGAAGGAATTGAAAGAAGCGTTACAAGATACAGGAAAGTACGATTCAGAAGCTGCACTAGAGAAAGAAGCCATTGATATCTTAGATCAATTGCGCTCACGCACTACCTTTGATTCTGCTGGCATGGAAACACGAATGCAGTTTGATGAGGATGTTATTCGAGCCGCCGGTCAAGGCCCGTTGAAGGGACGTACTTTAGATAACTTAGACGCTGTCCGTGAGTGGATGGGTGAGTACACGGGTGATGCCGATGTGTTCATGCGAGCAAGACAAGCGGATGGGACTTTTAAAGATATTAAAACAGGTAAACGAGGATTTGAGGATCGTAAAGAAGGCTTGCTGACTAAGGCAAAAGAGACCATCGAAGGCCAATCCAAACTCCTAACGAAAGGCGAATACTTTCGAGGTGTTACTGGCTTTAATGATTTGCTTCCTGCTGAGCAAAAGTTTTTGAAAACAGCAAATGAAGTAGGTGAAACGGGCGACATTCAAGGGTGGACCAAGATCGGTGGTGACAGCGATGCGGAACGTCTGAAGTTTGGCCCTCTTGCTGATAAGTGGGCAAAGACAGAGCATGCTCGAGCGTTTCAAGATGTCCCTGCTGCTTTACAAAGTCTTGCAGAGAACAAGTACTACGCTACTTTCTTGGGCTTAAAAGGTATGTCGCAGATGGCGAAGACCGTATATAGCCCCATTACCCAAATACGTAACGGTACCACGGCCTCTTTTTTTGCTATCGCCAATGGCAATTTAGGCAGAGGAAAAGAACTTACTGAGTCTGCGCTCACTGTATTCAACGATATCTTTGATAAGTACAAGCTTGCTGAAAAAGCTGGGGCTATTAGACCTGGGGAAATTAAAGCTGTTCGTGACGCAGAGTTCCAAAAGTATTTGGACTTAGGCTTAGTAGATACAGGCGCACGCAAAGGAGAGTGGGAACAACTGATTCGTGAAGCGAATCAAGCTTCGCTCTTAGGCTCAACCAAGTTAGGCAAGGATGCTATGCGTTTTATTAAAGGACGCCGCGATTCTTTTGCTAACAAACTTTATCAAGGCTCTGATGATGTCTGGAAGATCTATAGCTACAAGATGGAATATGGGCGTCTTGAAAATGCTATTCAGACAGCAGCTAAAAGTAGAAGGCCGCTCAATATTCCAGCAACAGATGCTCAGAACATATTGGAGTTTGGACGAGGAGCAAATATTGCAGCACTCACTGACAAAGCTCTAACTAGGGCTCTGGAACGAGAAGCTGCCGCCATCGTTAGGGACACTGTCCCTAACTACGCTCGTATCCCTCCAGCTATCCAAGCTTTACGTCGGTTGCCTTTAGGTAACTTCATTGCATTTCCTGCAGAAATTCTTCGTACCAGTGGCAATATCCTGACTCGAGCCGTCAAAGAACTGGCAAGTGAATCTCCAGAGATTCGCTCTATAGGGATGCGTCGGCTCGTAGGATTAAGTGCAGTTCAGTTTGGATTGAATACTGGGCTTTACAACATGGGGTTGTGGCTTACAGGTAGTGATAGAGAGCAAGTCGATGCATACAAACGCTCCTTTGCTGCACCATGGGATCGTCATAGTGAATTGATTCCTATCGCTTCCGATAAAAAAGGCAACCCCACTGAGTTTTATAATTTCTCTTACACCAACCCTTACGACTACATGCGTAGGCCCATCACGGCGTTGTGGAATACCGTTAATAAAGGCATTGATAACGAAGAGGAGATGCTTAGCATTGTTTATGATTCTCTGAATGAAAGTGTCGGTGAGTTTCTTTCACCCTTCGTTTCGGAATCCATGATCACGCAAAAGATGCTGGATGTTGCAAGAAATCAAACAGAGTTTGGGCGTCCCATTTGGAATGAAGCTGACCCTGAGTCCATGAAATGGGGGAAAAGACTATCTCACCTACTGGAATCTCTTACTCCTGGCATCTCTCCCATTGAGATTCGGGCGGGTGCAGATTCCCCATTGGGTGGCGGGTTGCTGTATCTGGATGTAAAGGCAAGAGATTTTCCAAAAGCCATTGGCCTTGCGTTTGGTGCTGATCCTGCTACCAATCGGAAACGTACAGGTGAACGCTTAGATGCTCTTGGGACAATGGTGGAATCTTTAAGCGGTGCAAAAACCATCAAGCCTCAGATAGAAAACACATTGTTTTATCGAGGTATTGAAGCAAGCCAACAAGTGCGTGAAGCCGCCAGAATATTTAACAGGGTGGCCCGTAGTCGAGACGCTAAGTCGGCTGAAGATATAACTAAAGCGTATGTCTTAAGTAACGAGCAACGCTTCAAAGGATTACGCGATTTGTCTATGGCGGTGGAAGATGCTCGACTGTTGGGGATTTCTGATGCAGACATCGTTGCTCCACTGAAGCGTGCCAAGACACCTAAGTACCAAGCAATCATGAATGGAACCTTTGTTCCTTTCTTCCCCTCCAAAGAAACAATTGCCGAGGCTCAGTTGGCTAGACGCAATAAAGTTTCAAACCCAATTGATATGGGGCTTATCTCTCAAGCGTACGCTCAGCAAGCGCAACGTCGATTCCCTGACCTCACGCCAGCAAGAGGGGTGAGCTTTAGCCCTCCAGCACCTACTGCTCCTGGCGCACCACCCTTATCACTATTCAATCAGCAACCTGCGGCCCAACAACCAGCAGCACCCACCCAAGGCACTCAGGCTCTACGCCAAGCTGAGATCAATAAGTTACTTGGTATTGGTGAGCCATGAGACGCCGCTACCGCAACAAGTACAAAGCCATCAAGGTAACTTACGATGGCATTACATTTGATTCCAAGCTTGAGGGAGCACGTTACAAAGTTCTGAAGATGCTGCAGGAGGCAGGCGAGATCAGTGATCTTGAGACCCAGGTGCCGTATCGATGTGACGTGAATGGTAAGTTGATCTGTCGTTACTACGCTGACTTTCGCTACAAGGTGAATGAGCGTGTGATCGTGGAAGATACCAAGGGTGTGCTCACCCATGTCTTCAACCTCAAAAAGAAACTAGTCGAGGCGTTGTACCCTGACGTGAGCATTGAGATCGTCACCAACCCAAACGCTGACGTTCTACCCAAGGAAGCAGCATGAGTGACCCCTTTTATTACAACGCAACGCTGGTACGGGTAATAGATGGTGACACCATTGATGTGGACATTGATCTGGGGTTTTCTGTGTGGCTTAACAAGCAACGGATTCGTTTGGCAGGCATTGATACACCGGAATCCCGAACCCGAAACAAAGAAGAAAAGGTACTGGGTCTAGCGGCAAAGGAACGGTTGAAGGAGCTTTGCGGTGAGAAGCTGGCCGTGCAGTCGTTAGGTCGGGGAAAGTACGGGCGTATCTTAGGTATCCCACATACCGAAGAGGGTAAGGATATTTGTAAGATACTCATTGAGGAAGGCCATGCCCGAGAATACTGGGGCGGCAAAAAAGAATCTTGGACATAGGAGATAGCAATGAGTTTACGTAGCTGGTGGAAGCGCAACGTGCGTAAGGTCAAGGAAGTTGAAGTACGCACACGGGATGAAGATGGTCGCTTTGTTGCAGATGATCCGACCACCAAAAAAGATGAGGCGTGGACTACGAAAGACGTTCCTATCGAAGAAAAAGAAAAAATCTCTTCTTAAAAAGCGTCTTCATCCTCATTCATGGCCTCTATGTAGTGGCCGTTAAACTCAGTACGTAAAGGTTCCATGTGTTCCATCACATTGGCATCGAAGTCTATCTTTGAGAGCTCGCGCATCTCAACGCTACTGAAAGCCATGGCCCCTATTTCTTTCTTGATGGCGTTGGTAAACGTTTTCCCTTCCTTGGTGTAGGCAATCACATCGTCCGTGCTCTGCTCTGGGAAGTGATCGGCGTTCACCAGGTCAGGTATCCATAGATGGTCTTCACATCCAGCCCGTTGGTCTTCAATACTACGGGCCTCCTCATGCCTCCTACAGAACCACACAGCGCCGTTTGAGGAGGTTAAGGGTTTACTACTCAGGCAGTTACGACAGTTGGCAGAGGGCGGTAGACGCCGTCTGAAGTAGATGTCCTTAAAGATCTGAGCTTCGTACTTCATTTCCCATGCGGATTCAGATTTCCCTGCAGTAAAAGGCACAGAAGATTCAATGATCCGTTGAGCTTTCGCTTGAGCTTTCTCCCAAATCTTCTCGTTAAACGGAATGATCTGGGTGTACAGATGGCTGGTGTTTTTGTTGTAGACCACCACGAGGGCGTACTCCAGATTGAAAGCACCCATGTAGCAATGGATCTGCCATCGATAAGTCTCTGACCATCCCTCATAGTCCTCACTGTTGGCCAGTTCTTTAAAGCGTTTGTCATTAGCACTCTTTACTTCCAAGAGCAGCATGGTGTCTTCATTGGGAGCAGGGAACACATCTTTGACTAGACCATCCGTGGACCCAGCGAAGTGGCCGCCTAGCAAAGAAGTGTTGAACTGTTCTCCATCCTCATCCTTGGCGGCAACAGGTAGGACGTTGCCTAGATGTTCAATCACCTGATCTTCAATGTGATTGCCCAGATCGAACAGACGTAGCATGCGGCCTTCAAAGGTAGGCGGCAGGCACCAGCGGAAGTTCAGCCAGAGCTTGCGCTCATCCGAATCACCAATGCCACTGAACCCCAGGTGCCCCCGATAGCGTTGATCTAGCTCCTTAACCTTGTCATCAATGCGCGTAACCAGCGCCTGACAGTACTCTTCAGAATCCAGTTCCAACAACATTCCAGTATTTTCCTTCCTTACGTACCGTGATAGAGGAGATTTTGTTGAAAGCCCCCAGATTTATTTGCCTAACGGCTTCATCCACATCCAGCGGTAAGTCATGAGGCCATTGAGTTAAGTTGCGCCATTGCGCCATGGATCTAACACCCACACGCCCATACATGCCGATCATCAGAGCCATGCTGTAGGGATAGAAACTATCTTCAGTAAAGAAAGAGATCCCACAGTACGTGTTGCCTTTTTTTGACACCTTCACTTCGGCCGTGACATTCTTTATGTCATGCACCTTCTCTTGAATCGGTGCTTCTTTCAGTTCATCCGAAAGCACATTGCCTTTGGCGGCAATACGAGCAGCCGCTGCATCTTCTTCTGCTTCCTCAAAAGGAATCACATCGGACTCCACGATCTCAGGAAGGGGCTTCGGCGCCTTGCACTCTCCACATAGGGGTGCATCGATGGGATTCACATGCAGGCATGCATCACAAATCCAGATCTTTTCCTTCTCTTCATCTTCAGGTGTGGGCGGTTTCGCCACATCAATGCAGCCATGACGTTCCATATTCTCACCATAGTCTAGAAGTAGGCAGTTCTCTTTCTCTCCCCATGGACGCATGCCACGGCCACAGATCTGGACATAAAGGCCCAGTGATTTAGTGGGACGTAGGATAGCAATGCAGTCAGTGCGTGGTGCATCCCAACCTTCGGTCAGCACAGCAACGTTGCATAGCGCATTAATCTTACCGTTCTCAAAGTCCTTAAGGATCTGAGCTCGCTCATCGTTGGGAGTTTCAGCAGTAATAAGTGCAGCTGATATCTTTGCTTCTCTCAAGAAGTGCGTCATCTTCTCGGCATGAGCAATGGTCACGCAAAAGAACACCGTGCTAAGACGACCTTTGGTGTAAGCCTT